GAGGACTACGTCTACGCCCCGCTGACGGACATGGGCCGCTCTCAGTGCGCCTACTTCAACCCGGCGGACAAGTGCCCCTCCTGCATGGTCGGCTACGTGCTGTCCTACAAGGGCGTCACGTACGACGTCCTGGAGACGACCAACAGCGTCGTGACGGAGGTGCAGGACCTGGTCGAGGAGGGCCATCTCAAGGTCGACAACGAGACGCTGGCGTTGCTCACCATTGCTCAGGTTGAGCAGGACCAGGGACAGACCTGGGGCCGGGCGCTGGAAGAGGCCCTGGAGACGTACGAGGAGTCCGCCAAGGCCTACGAGACCGACGGCCTGGACGACCCGTCCGAGGACTACTGGTTCTGATGGGGACGCCGAACATTCTGCTGAGCGGGGTCGTTGGCTCAACCGCCTTCGGCCTTGCTCGGCCCGGCTCAGACATCGACCGGCTGGGCATCTTCATCCGGCCGACCCCGGAGTTCTTCCGCATCGGTGCCAAGCACCAGGACTCACTCGTGAGCAAGGACCCGGACGTCGCCCTGCACGAGGTCGGCAAGTACGTGAACCTCGCGCTCAAGTGCAACCCCACGATCATGGACCTGATGTACCTGGAGGAGTACGAGCAGCAGTCCTGGGAGGGGGAGTGGTTGCTCGACATCCGCGAGGACTTCCTCTCCGAGCCCTACGTGCGCTCCGCGTACGGCGGCTACGCCATGGGTCAGATCAAGCGCATCAAGCAGGAGCTGGCGAACGACGGCCGCCAGAAGCGCGTGGCCAAGCACGCCCGCCACTGCTTCCGGCTGCTGCGCCAGGGCCAGCAGTTGCTCGACTACGGCACGCTCACGGTCAAGGTGGAGGACCCGGAGTTCTACTGGGCGTTCGACGAGATGACCGCCGAGCAGATCGAGAAGGAGTTCTGGAAGGCGTTCGACACCTTCAACGACCGGCAGGGCATCCTTCCGGCGCATCCTCGGACCGACAGGCTCCAGGACTTCATCAACTACGTGCGGCGCCTGTAGTGGCCGTCTGACCTGCGAAGACCCCTGCTGGGACACCCTCCCGGCGGGGGTCTTCGTGCGTCACGTAACTGCGCTTGTAAATCGAGTTAACGAACCCACTTGCGATTACGGCTTCTTGGTTATAGGTTCTTGGTTATCGGAACGGGCCGCACGAAGGTCCCGAAGACAACACGCAAGGAGCACCGCATGAGCACCACCGCCACCCCGGAAGAGCGCCGCCTCTACATCCGCGAGTTCCTGAACAACCCTGGGCACCACAGCCTCGGCGCGGTGCTCGCGGAGATCACCGACGGGGACGACGCGGATGACTACCTGGACTTCGGCGCCACCCTCCAGATCCAGGACTGCTCCCGCAGCGTGACCCTCGACTTCGGCGTCTACGGGCAGGTCGGCAGCCAGAAGGACCGCGACAAGCTGCGGGCCGACGTCCAGAACGCCCGCCACAAGGCGGAAGTCCTCAAGGGTGCGATCTTCCAGTTCGTCGAACTGCTCGACGAGGCCCTGACGGACGTCGAGGAAAACCTCAACACCCGTGACCTCCTCGCCCTGGCCGAAGCGAAGAAGAAGGCGGCCAAGAAGGCTGCGAAGAAGGCCAAGAAGACCCAGCAGGAAGGCTGACCCATGACTGCCATCGACGAGCGCCCCACGCTGAACCTCGGCCACCTGGTCATCCCCAAGAGCAGCGCTGCACAGGACTGGCTGCGACGCCAGGGAGCCAAGCGCCAGCAGGCCACCGAGATCGTCGCCGACGAGGCGAAGAAGTGGTTCGGCCTCGACATGCCGGAGGGCTTCTACGAGGAGTTCGCCGCCCGCGTCGTGACCGCGCTCGACCACCGCGTCTGACCCACCACAACCGAGGAGCGAACATGGTGCACCTGGACAACGTCTTCAAGCCCGACGACCTGATCGACAACATCGGCAAGGGCTACGTACGCACCCAGACCAGCCCCGACGGCAGCCGGGTGATCTTCAACTACACGAACAAGGCGCAGTACGACGGGGCGTGGAACGAGGTCACCAAGAAGACCCGGGGCCTGATCATCAACTCCGTCACCGAGAAGGTCGTCGCGCGGCCCTTCGAGAAGTTCTTCAACTGGTCGCAGATCCCGTCGGACGAGCAGGCGCGGCTGATGAACGCGCCGGTCGACACCTACATCAAGTGGGACGGCAGTCTGGGTGTCCTCTACGGGCTTCATACCGGGGAGTTCCGCATCGCCACGCGGGGCTCCTTCACCTCCCCCCAGGCGCTCCATGCCACGGAAGTGCTCCAGACCCGGTACCCGACCTTTGAGCCGATCCTCGGCCTGACGTACCTCTTCGAGATCGTCTACCCGCAGAACCGGATCGTCGTGGACTACAAGGACATGGACGACCTGGTCCTGATCGCGGTGGTCGACACCGAGACCGGCCGGACGCTCCCGAAGGACCCGTACGACTGGCCGGGCCCGTGGAACGCGCCGGTTGGCTACTACTCCTCGCTGGCCGAGGTGCTGTCGGCGCCGCAGAGCAAGAACGAGGAGGGCTTCGTCGTCCACTTCCCGGAGAGTGATCTGCGGGTGAAGTGGAAGTTCGACGAGTACGTGCGGCTGCACCGCATCCTCACGAACGTTTCCTCCCTCTCGGTGTGGGACGCGCTGTCGAACGGGCAGGGCATCGAGTCCTGGATCGATCACGTGCCGGACGAGTTCTACTCCTGGGTCCACAAGCAGGTGCACCGGCTGGAGTCCGACTTCGATCGGGTCAAGGCCGACGCCGTGGACGAGTTCGAGTGGATCAAGAAGCGCGTGCGTCGGCCGGAGTGGGACAAGGACGCCCGCAAGGAGTTCGCCCTGCTGGCCCAGACGAGCCCGTACAAGGACGTCCTGTTCGGTCTGTACGACGGCAAGGACGTCTCGACGCGGCTGTGGAAGCGGGTCCGGCCGGAGTTCGAGAAGCCGTTCTACGCGGTCTCGGAGGACGTGGCGTAGTGACCCTCGACCTCGTCGGGTGGTTCGAGCGGGCCGAGCTGGTGGGCGGGGAGCAGATCCTCGCCCACCCCCGCAAGGGCTGCATCGGCCGCCACTGCTCTGTTCACAACCCCTCCCAGCACTCCATGAGCGATTTCCCCCAGCACTTCCGGATGGATCGGGGGCTGATGGAGCGCACCTGTCCCCATGGCATCGGTCACCCCGACCCGGACGACCTCGAATACAAGCGGATGTTCCTCGGCGACGAGGAGGCGGCCTGGGAGAGCGTCCACGGCTGCGACGGGTGCTGTCGATGACCTACCTCAAGTGCAAGTGCTGCGGACCCAAGGAGAAGCCTGTGACCACTACCCTGACCATGACCAAGGGCCTGCCTGGCTCGGGCAAGAGCACCTGGGCAAAGGAGCAGGTCCTCAAGGCCGCCCCCGGCACCCTGATCCGCATCAACAAGGACGACCTGCGCGCGATGCTGCACGCGGAGCGCTGGCACGGAAAGAACGAGCGGCAGGTCGTCCGGTCCCGGGACGCACTGCTTCATACCTGGCTGGTGCGTGGCATCAGCGTGATCGTGGACGACACCAACTTCAACCCGGTCCACGAGAAGAACCTGCGAGACATCGCGGAGCACTACGGGGTGCAGTTCGTCGTCAAGGACTTCACTGACGTGCCGCTGCGGACCTGCATCAAGCGCGACCTGCTGCGCGAGCGGAGCGTGGGAGAGAAGGTCATCCAGCGGATGTACGACACGTACCTGCGGCCTCGTGCGGCGCCTCCCGTGTACGACCCGTCCCTCAAGGACGCGGTCCTGGTCGACATCGACGGCACGCTGGCCAAGATGGTCTCGCGCGGTCCCTTCGACTGGGACAAGGTCGGCGAGGACGAGCCGATCAGGGATGTCGTGAACCTGGTAAACACCCTCGACGACTCGGGCGTGGAGATCGTGTTCCTGTCCGGCCGGGACGGCTCCTGCTACGAGCAGACGCGGGCCTGGCTGGAGCGTCACGTGGGGAAGTGGGCCCGGGAGGCGTTCCTGTACATGCGGGCGGCCGGTGACATGCGCAGGGACGCCGTCGTGAAGGAAGAGATCTACCGAGGGAAGATCGAGCCGTTCTACAACGTCCGCTTCGTGCTCGACGACCGCAACCAGGTCGTCGATATGTGGCGGAACAACCTCGGTCTGACCTGCCTTCAGGTTGCCCCGGGCGACTTCTAACCTCATAGTTGCCTCATAGGCAAAGCAGATTGACATATGGCCCCGTTACGGCATCCCGTGGCGGGGTCAAGTCTTGTCCAGTGGTAGCTTGACAACTGGCGTCCAGGTTTCGGTCAACCGGCAGAAATGCGGCTGTGACTTACACCACCTTGACGAAACCTTCACACTCTGGCCACCCAGCGGTAACCAGCGGTAATGGTCATGAGTTGTGCTCCGTAAGGTAAAGAGATACCCATGTGGGCCCTTGAAAAGTAAAGCAACCGCGTTGCGGAAGCCCGGACACCCATAGTCGAAACGACCCCTCGGTGATACGTTCCGTTCACTGGTTCCCCACAGATCACACACCCGTGCAGCCCTGCTGCTCGTACGGGTTTCGGCCCATCTGCGCCTGTGTGATCCGCTGAAACACCAGCCTCACGTGAAGATCACGCACGCAGGCGCGTCCCCAGCTACATCGACCTGCGTGCGTCCGGTAGGAGGGGTTACGTAACGACAATGAACACGATCAGGCGCGACGGTGCGGACGACACAGGGAATCAGGACGTCCGAGGGCTGCGCCGTCACTTCCTGGGGGGCAACGGCGCCTCCCAGGAGATGCCCAAAGAAGCAAATACCCCGCACCTCCGCGACAAGGAAGACGTGCCTCACGAGGGCTCCATCCCCGACTTCTACGGCCTGGCAGATCCCTTCGAGGACACTGCGGAAGGGCAAATAGAAGCCGTACTCCTCAAGATGGTTGACGAAGGGGAGCTGTGCTTCGGCTGGATCGAGGAACGGCAGGAGATGGGCTTCTGGCGCTGTGACGACGCGGAGTCCTGCTGCCCCACGCCGGAACCTACGCCGGAACCTGAGACGAAAAGGGTCTCCCACCGTCGTGCACCTACGACTCGGCAGCGCGTGATGTCTCGGGCCATGGTCACCATGGTTGCTGCTGTGGCGACTCCGTTCGCCATCGGTGTCGGGGCGTACGCCGTCGATCAGGCCAGGGAGCAGCACAAGCCCACGGTGGAGCGGACCGACCTCACCGCCGAAGAGTCACCGTCTCAGACTCCGGCCCCGGTGGCCGCGCCGACGGTCATGGCAGCGCCCGCAGCCCCCGCAACGCTTCCCACCGTGAACCCCAACAGCGCGCGGGGCGGCATTCCGGGAGGCAAGCACCGCAAGGAGCCTGAGCACCCTCAGCCCGAGCACGCGCCCGAGCACGATCACAAGCACGGGCACAAGGACGGGCACAAGCACCACCACCACCTTGCGGGGGAGCACAAGGGGCACCACCACATCGGCAAGCACCGCAGGGATAACGCCTCTCCGGCGCCGACCACCGCCTTGGTTACTGCGGCGCCCCGTCCTCCGGTGAACGAGGGCCGTCGCAACACGCAGGGAGGCCTCGTGAGCGAGGTTATTAGCCCGGTTGAGGCACTTCTGGGTAGGACCTTCAGGTAACGGCTTGTCGAGCGCCACACTGGAATCGCTTGACAGATGCCGTACTGCACTAGCAGTATGGTTGACGTCAAATGAAAGCTGTGCGGCGCACTACGGGGGTCGCGTTGTTAAGGAGTTATCGATGGCAGACGTAGTGATGAAGAAGTGCGACTTCAAGGTCACTCGGAAGCGCGAAAAGGTAGCTTGCGGGCAGGATGTGCCGAACAACGAGGCCACCCCGATCACCGTCGGGACCACCCGCTACCTGATGGACCTGTGCCAGGAGCACATCGACCACATGCATGAGGTGCTGGAGCCCTTCACCTCGATCGCAAGCGACACGCAGAAGCGCACGGGTACGCAGGTGCGCCGGGCGATCAAGGGCAAGAGGGGCGCCTTCACCACGGCGGACGTCCGCAAGTGGTTGCAGGAGCAGGGGCGCGACGTGTCCCACACCGGCCGCCTGCCGGAGGACCTGCTCCGCGAGTTCGAGGACGCGCACAAGTGAGCTGACGTGAGCTGACCTGCACCCGAGAAGGGGCCGAGGGATAACATCCCCCCGGCCCCTTCGGCGTTCCCGGACAGTGTCCTACCCCCCACCCCCGCACGAGGCTTCCAGGCAGTGGCCGGAAGCGATTACAAAGCCGTAATCGGGATCCGGTACAAAGGATCTATGAACACGACGAGCGAGCGACTGCCGAGCCGAGGGAACCACCTCCCGCTGGCTGGCATGCCTGCGTTCGTCACGGCCTCGCAGGCGTTCCGCCTCGGCCGCTTCCCGTTCCCCGCCTAACCGGGCTGCCGTCGCCATCTGAGCGCGACCGCGTAAGACCCGGCGGGGAACCCTTCTCCCTCTTAGTGCAAGTGGTTTGCTGTTAAGGGTTGACATGACGTACCCCTGATACAGTAGTGTCGAAGACATCAACTTCTGGACGTAGCGCAGCCCGGTAGCGCGCTCGCTTTGGATGCGAGAAGCCGCAGGTTCGAATCCTGCCGTCCAGACTCCCGGCCCTTTGGCAGAGACAGTTAATGCGCCCGCCTGAAAAGCGGGAGATCTTGGTGCGATTCCAAGGGGGGCCACTTTGTCCAGACGCTTAGCCCTGTTCCTGGACAAATCCTGAACTCAACCCTGAACAGGGGCGGGAGACCGAATCTTTTGGGGCGAATCCGCAGAGTCATTTGTGGTAGGGAAAGGCACTTATCCCGAGCCCGTCACCTAATCTCGCAGGCGTGCGGAGTGCTGTCATGAATAAGAGCATCGCTGGACTTCTGCTCGCAGGTGCCCTGGCTATTTCCCCGCTCGCTACATCAAGCGCGCAGGCGAATACCCCGGCCGCATCCACTACTGTCTCGTATTCGGCCACCACCACCACGGTGTCGTCCGGAACGAAGATAGTGAGGCAGGGTGCCAAATTCATAGGCGTCAGGTACGTGTGGGGAGGTTCCTCACCGTCCAGAGGTTTCGACTGCTCTGGATTCACCCAGTACACGTTCAAGCGCCTCGGGAAGACCATCCCCCGGGTCGCCAACGACCAGTACCGCAAGAGCGTGCACGTCAAGACCCCCAAGACCGGGGACCTCGTCTTCGCGCACGACTCCCACGGCTACGTCTACCACGTCGGTATCTACGTCAATTCCCACACCTGGCTGGAAACCGAGCGGCCCGGTAAGGGCGTCAACTACTACAAGCCCTGGACCAAGTCCGTTTACTACGGTCGCTACACCGTGAAGTAGGATTCACGTAGGAAAGGCCGGACGGTGACCTGGGGCAGACCGGGAGCCGTCCGGCGCCAGCCCGAGTAGACGAATTGGCACAGTCAGCCGCCTCAAAAGCGGCGCCGAAAGGCGTGTGGGTTCGACTCCCACCTTGGGCACGCAATCCCCGATAGCTCAATTGGCAGAGCAACGGACTGTTAATCCGTTGGTTCCTGGTTCGAGTCCAGGTCGGGGAGCGCGGACTGAATGGCGTACTTAGTCCATCCGTATAAACTCATCCGCCCGCGCTTCCGGCTCCGCGATAACCAGCCGGGTTATGGTGAACGTGGCGAAAAGGTAGCCGCGCCGGGCTGTGACCCCGGTGTCCCGAGAGGGGCGTGAGGGTTCGACCCCCTTCGTTCACCCTTTGTCGTTCGGCCGGAAGGTCAGGACGAAGGCGATCAGGCCCGCCAGGGGGACTACCCCCACCAGAGCGTGCCAGTGAGCGGACAGTAGCCCCAGCAGGGCCGTGATACCCCACGCCAGGTAATTGGCGCCGAGGACAGTGTCCTCATCCTCCTCCACGGACTCCTGCTGGGGCTCTGTCGCGCCTGGGAACCCATGGGTGTCCTTGTGCCGCTGACGGTCCACCACGAGGTCGACCTCGTTCTCGGCGACCCCCCAGTCGTTGCAGATCTCGCAGGACCAGAACATGGTCCCTCCTTGGGTAGCAGAAAGCCCCCGGACCGCCGAAACAGTGGCAGTCCAGGGGCTTTGTGGTTGGGTCAGCGCTGCTCGAAGACCAGCACGACGCCCGCGCCGACAGCCGACGTACCCAGGGCGGTCGAGACCTGGACGGTGTCACCGGCCGCGAAGGACGCCAGCGGGGCGACCGTGTTGACCGCCGGGGTCACGACGTTCACGCCGATGTACGGGTTGACGATGCCCACGTTGGCCTTCGTCACGGTGTTGGCGAGGGTGACGGCCGCGCCCGTGACGTTGGTGCCGTTCTTCTTGACGTTGACCACGGTGTTGGTCGAGCCCGCCGTCGCCAGGTTGACGTAGACCTTGGTCAGGTCGGCCGCGAACGGAAGCGGGAGGACAGGCTGGGCAGCGTCCGTCGCAGTTACGACGAAGAGATTGCCACCGATTTCACTCATGGAGACTCCTAGTTATCGCTTTGGATCCGATAACAAGTCTAGGTTGCGCAGGTCAGACGGTTGTAGTCGTTGCTGACCCTTGCAGTGAAGCCGGTTCACTTCCGAAGTGAAGTGTTGCTAGGAAGCGATAACCCTGATAGCGTAACCGTCGTTGGTCCGGAGACGGGCTGACACCACCTCATCCCCTGTGAGAGGAACACCCTTGAGCACGCTTCAGGACATGATCGACGTCGAGTGGGTCCAGCAGATCCTCATGGACCCGAACGTCGGCCACCAGGCCGCTGCCGACGACCTCGTCTTCAACGGCGTCGAGACGTCCGAGACCGCCGTCCGGCGCTGGCGCAAGGCCAACGAGTACAAGCGGGCCATCCTGGTCGAGCCCGGTCGCAAGACGCTTCATACCGAGCCCGAGCAGGGCGATCCGGAGGCAGTGGCCGAGGACACGGAGGAGGTCTGCCAGGAGGAGCGCATCGCTTCCCTGGAGGCTGACAACCGCCGTCTGTTCGCGGCCTACAAGAAGGCCAAGGCGCGCGGCGACGAGTACATCGAAGCCGTCTACCGAGCCGCCACGGATGCCGCACAGTACGTCGGCCAGCGCGATGTCACCCCGCCTCTCGCCGACACCCGCATGAAGCCGACCGAGGTAGCCCTGTGGCACCTCACCGACTGGCAGGGCGGCAAGCGGACCGAGACGTACGACCGCGAGATCATGCACAGGCGGATCGAGAAGTACGTCGAGAAGGCCACCGAGATCACCGACATCCAGCGCGCCGACCACCCGGTCAAGCACGGCGTGCTGCTGTTCACCGGAGACATGGTCGAAGGTGTCTCCATCTTCCCCGGCCAGGTCTGGGAGTTGGATGGCACGTTGTACGAGCAGATGTTTGACGTCGCTGACCTGATGATCTGGACGATCACGCAGGCGCTTCATACCTACGAGACGGTCGAGGTTGTCGCCGAGTACGGCAACCACGGACGTCTCGGCCGCAAGGGCGACGGCATCAAGGCCTCGGACAACGTGGACCGCATGGTCTACAACATCGTGAAGCAGCGCCTGGCCCACGAGCCCCGGCTGACGAAGTTCCAGACGTCAGGGGACTGGTACCAGCATTTCACCATCGGCAACTACTCCGCGATGGCGATCCACGGCGACGAGATCAAGAGTTTCGGCGGCAACATTCCGGCGTACGGGATCCTGCGCAAGGCCAACCAGTGGGCCTCCGGCGTCCTCCCGTCCTTCCGCGACCTCTACATCGGCCACTACCACCAGGCCATGCAGTTGCAGATGGCCAACGGCGGCAGTGTCTTCATGACTGGCTCTCCCGAGTCGGACAACATTTACGCGCACGAATTCGTGGCGGCCACGGGAGACCCCTCCCAGCGCCTGCACTTCATCCACCCCGAGAAGGGACGCGTTACCAGTGAGCACCGCATCTGGCTCTGATGGCACCACCACCCTGGAGAACCCCTTGAGCGTCACCACCGAGACCACGTCCGAGCACGAGGCCACCTACCGCTTCATGCGGGACGACGAGAGCGGCGAGTACTACGTCGCGATCAAGGACATCGTCGGCACCCTGCTGGAACTGGCCGACCAGTTGCAGGGCCTGGGAGGAATCCAGGAGCAGATCGGCGAGGCCTTCACGCAGGTCGCCGTCCAGATCGCCGAGCCGTTCCTGGAACTCGACCAGCCCGGCGCGCTTCATATCTTGCCCGGAGGGGCTGCCCGTGCGGACGGCTAGGGACAACCACATCTGGAAGGTCCGAGTGCTGATCAACAAGGACGGCACCTGGGCCGCCAGGACTCTCTTCTACTCCCGCGAGGTCTTCGCCAAGCGCTGGCTGGACCGCGCGGAGAACAACGACTCCCTGCACATCGACTTCTACGGCAAGTACAACCTGGAGGAAGACAGTGTCGCGTAAGACGACAACGACCACCGTGGTCCACAGCGAGAAGGACAAGGACGGCAACTGGAGCGAGTTCTCCAAGACCGTCACCACCGTGGTCGAGCGGGACGACGAGGGCTGGCCCTACGGCCCGATCCGCTACGGCCTGAACCCGTTCTCCTTCGGCGGACGCAAGGGCGGCTACGGCGACTACCTCGCCTGGTACGACGAACTGAGCGCCTGGTCGGCCAAGAAGGACAAGAAGGACAAGGGGGATGGCCAGAATGCCTGACGCTCCTCCGATCGGCTCCTTCGGTGTCACCGCGACCGGCGGCTTCGCGGGCTGGGTCATCCGCAAGTTCACTGGCGGTCGCGTGAACCACGCCTTCATCGTCGGCCCCGGCGGGCTCATCGTCGAGGCCAACCCCTCCGGCGCGGCCTTCGGCGACATCAGGCAGTACCCCAACGCCCGCTTCAACCTTCATACCTCGCTCCCGGACGACACCCGGGAGCAGATCTGGGCCAACGCGGTCTCCCTGGTGGGCACTCCGTACGGCTGGCTCGACATCCTGGCGATCACCCTCAAGAGGTTCCACATCTCCATCGGGTGGGTGGACCGCCGCATCCAGCGGCAGGACCGGCTCATCTGCTCGCAGTTGGTCGACCTGGCCTACGAGCGCGCCGGAGTCCACCTCTTCGACGACAACCGCCTGCCGCAGAACGTCCGGCCGGTGGACCTGGACCTCATCCTCCCCGCGTGACTGGAGAACCCGTGACGAACACCCCGCGCACCCTGCTTCATACCCAGCCCCACCGCCCCATGGAAGCCGTCAGACAGTGGCACCAGGCGGTGGGGGAGAAGCCCTTCATCGAGCGTGACGAGGCCGCCCGGGACGACCTGATCTCCCTGCGGTCCACCCTCATCGCCGAGGAGGTCCAGGAGGCCCTGGAGGCCCTTCTGAACTACCGCAAGACGCAGATCATGGACGACTACTTCGAGGCCAACCCGGCCGCCACCATCACCGGCCTGCACACCGTTGAGGCGCCGTACCGGTACGCGGCCCTGGCCAAGGAACTGGCCGACGTCCTGTACGTCGTCTACGGCACCGCCGACCTCCTGGAGATCCCCCTGGAGGCCGTCTTCAGAGAGGTCCACCGCTCGAACATGAGCAAGGTGGTCGACGGCCAGGTCATCCGCCGCGAGGACGGCAAGATCCTCAAGCCGGATACCTACCGGGAAGCCGACGTCCACGGCGCCCTGACCGGAGAGTGGCTGTAGTTCCAACGAGAAGCCCCCGAACCTCAGTACGAGGTCGGGGGCTTCTTGTCGTTGTAACTCAGTTGTCGAACTCGCCATCCTTCACTCCCGCCACGAAGGCAGCCCACTCCGACGGATTGAAGAAGTGGAGGCCCCCGGTGGGGTTCTTGGAGTCACGCACGGCCCGGTCGCCTGTGGCGGTGACTGCCACCTCGACGCAGTCGCCGGAGCCGTTGCTGTAGCTGCTCTTACGGAAGACCAGGTCTTCGTTACCCTGCATGGCTGTATCCCTCTGCGATGGTTCTGATCATGTTGATGGACTTCTCAGGCCGCTCGGCGGCGGCCACGAGCCGCTGGAAGATGTCTTCGTGGCGGCTTAGATCTGATGCCTTGTCCAGGTAGGTAGCGCTAGTGGGCGCTTCCGAGTAGGCGATGGAGCCGGGAACGTCCTCGAAGCTCATGTAGGAGAAGCTGTACCCCAGCGCTGCATGGGCCCCGGCGTCGAAGGGGAGCACCTGGACAGTGACGTTCGGCAGGGTGTCCGCCAGGTCCGCCAGGGACTTCAACTGCTCCTGCATGATGCTCGTCGAGCCGATGACTCGACGGACGACCGCCTCGTTGATGATCGCCCACACCCTGGGAGGGTTGTCGGTAGACAGGATCCCCTGCCGCTGAACCCGTGCACTTGCACGTGCGTCGATTTCGTCGGCCGACAGTTCGGGGTTCATCGACCGGATTACGGCGCGGGCGTAACTCTCTGTTTGCAGCAGTCCGGGCACCAGCTCGCTTTGGTAGGTAAGGATCGTCGCGGCGTCGGACTCGAAGCCCAGATAGGGCCTGAACCAGTCCGGCAGGGCGTCCCCGAAGGAGTGCCACCAGCCGTTCTGACGACTCCGGCGCACCAGGGAGACGAACTGCCTCACTTCCTCGGGATCCTCAACTCCGTACTGGGTCAGGAGATCCCTGGCATCATGGTCAGACAGTGGAGACTTGCCAGTCTCGATCCTGCTGACCTTGGACTCGGACCACGTGAGCGCCTTGGCCACCTGCGCGGTGGTCAGGTTGCGACTCCGGCGCAAGATGCGCAGCTCGCCGCCGAGCCGTCGTCTCAGCACGGTCGGACTGTCCACCAGCGTTCCCTCCCTGGTTGCGGGTACCGCATCACAGTCTGCCACCCCCTCTTAGTGCGGAACAGCCTTAACTCTTTCGTGCACTTGCTCAGTTCATGCACTTGCACCGTGGCGAATTGGGGAGCATGCTACTAGCGCAGGGTGGCGAAGTGGTCACTCGGCTTGACAACTGCGTGACCCAGGGCGGCCGTTGGGTTAGGGCCGTACGGCGGATGCGAGGAGTGGGCGGATGCGAGAAGACGAGAACTCCACGAAGACCAGCAGTCCCGCCCCTCCGGCGAGGTGGACGGAGGGGGAGGCCCGGAAGGCGATGGGGGCGTTACAGGAGGCCCTGCGCGAGGCGGAGATCACCCTGCCGACCGTGGATATCGCGCGCGGCCAGGGAGGTCCCGGGTTCTCCAGCCCGCTGGTCGACCTCGGCCGGGCGCGGCCGGACGTCATCGAGGACCTGGCGGAGATCATCAGGAGAGGGGTGCTGTCCCGTGGCTGAGGAGGCGTTCTCTCCCGAGGAAGGCAAGCTGGCCTTCGACACCCAAAGGCAGCGTCTGGGGCTGGTCATGGAGATCTGGCCCAAGAACATCGCGCTCCGGCCGGTCGGCGGTGGTACGGAGTGGTGGGCGGACCGGGGGGTCCTGCGGAAGCCGACGGTGTCCGAGGAGTTGAGCCCCGGCGTGGCTGCGGCCAACGCCAGGAGTAGGGGCGAGCTGTGAGCCTCAAGTCTGTTTGGAAGTACGTGATGCACTCGATCGACCTGGACCCGGCGGCCGAGCGGGACATGGAGGAGATGTTCTGCACGAGCTGCCCCGAGCAGTCCGGGTGCGTTTCTCTCGATGACGCCCGCGACTGGGCCATGAAGCACACCGGCCGGACCAAGCACACCGGCTTCCGGCTCCAGACCACCAACTACTACCGCGTCACGCGGCACGACGAGCCGCTGCCCAACCCCTAAGAGTCCTCCTTCGGTCGGCCCCACCCTTGGACAGGTCGAGCGGCTGGAGGAGGATCAGCGAAACCCCGGTCTGTACTGCTCCCCCCGTGGCAGTGGCCGGGGTTTCGTGCTTCCCGGAATCTTTAGTCAAGCTGATTAATGAGACCGCTTGACAGTGCGTAGCGTGCTGGGTAGATTTCTGCCCGTAGGATTTGCACGTCAGGGAGGGATCGATGGCACAAGACCGAACCCGCAGGGCCGCCGAGGCGCACAAGGCCGCCATGGCTCATGTGGACATGCTGACCGAGGCTTCTCGGGAGCTGCGCAGCATCCCGAAGATCGCGCGACGGATCGACTCGATGATGCGCGGGATCGCTCCCGGCTGGGACGCCCAGGACCGTGTCCAGTTCGACCAGGCGACTCTGGAGCGGACCGGGGACCTGATGGGGGAGATCGCCGCCAGCGAGCTGTGGAAGCGCAACGGTCGGGTCGTCTACGACCTCCACCAGGAGCTGGCCGACGCCCTGTACCGCTCCAAGATGGACAAGGTTCCCGGCGAGCTGTTCAACAAGCTGCCGCACATCAACCCCATGGTCGTCATCCCCGACCCTTGGCCTGCTGGCAAGGGCCGTGGCGGCCTGGCAGAGGGTTACGTGCGGTGCTTCTTCATCACCGGCTTCTCCGGCATGGGCCTGTGCAACTCCAACGACCCGGACCGCGACGGACTGGCGCTCCTCTTCTGCTACGACGTGGTCGACGAGGACACCGGGGAGATCCTTCCCGGAGGTCACCGAGACCTCATCCCCCTCCCGATGGACCGGAAGACATTCACGGCCGCAGAGGCCATCCGGTTCGCCGAGGAGTGGCAGGGCGGAAGCGCCGACGGGAAGGACCGCAGCGACGCGGTCAAGACCTTCCGGCCCATCCTCCAGAAGGCCTTCGCGGTCCTCACCTACCTGTGCACCGACAACCGGGACGTGAAGGAACCCCCGGAGTGGACGACGGCGCAGGGCAGGAAGAAGACCGGCAAGGGGCGAAGGCCCAAGGAGCGTGACCCGTTCTGGGTCCGTGTCGGTTGGTACGTCGGTCCTCAACTGCACACCGCCCGTCAGCGGGCTGCCGCGCTGAACCGCTCCGGCATCTCCATCCCGTCGGGCGTCGAGTACGGGCCGCAGCACAGAGCGGGCCACTTCAAGACGGTCTGGATCGGGCCCGGGAAGTCCGGCCAGCGCACGCAGTCCACCACCACCTGGATCGAGCCCTACTGGACCAAGCTGGAGGACTTGCCGGAAGGGACGGACGCACCCACGCAGATTGTCCCCGTGGACCCCCAGCGCAAGGATCCGCTGCGCCGCAGGAAGACGATAGGAAAGTAGGCAGGAGAGCGTTATGAGCCGACCCCGTCGCTACCCCGTAGGCGGAGACCCCGTGGTCGAGAAGGTCGAGGTCACCAAGGAGGACATCCTCGCCGTCCTCAGCAAGTGGGATCCGAATCGCCTCAGCCACGCCGTCATGAGCAAGAAGGACATCTTCGTAGCGTGCGCTCAAGCGGTGACCGCTGACCGGGACTGGAACGTCCCGGAGATCACCTGGGCTCGTCGTGTCATCGACGTCCCGGCCGCCGAGCGGCTGCTGGAGAAGATGTTCAAGGACGGCCTGGTGTTCGCCCACAACGGCCCCGAGTGGTACGCGATCGGGCTGCCATCCGCAGGCCTGGCGGCTAACGGCTTGTACTACGCCTGCGCCGAGAGCAACGCGGCCATCACGGCTCGCGGAGACGAGAAGCGGGACAGGGAGCGGTTCGAGAAGGCCACAGAGATGGCCGTGGCCGCCCTGATCGCCGCCCACCAGGAGGAGTACTCCGCGCTGCTGGCCAAGACCCTGGAAGCCCTCCGGACCAAGGCCTGATCCGCGCCCTGCCGAGCCCCGGCTGCCACACTGGCAGTCGGGGCTTCGTGCTGTGCAGGACCGCTCAGAGGTTGGCATATGCCAGGGAGGCAAGTTTCCGCAGGTCAAGGGGTTACCAGCGGTTTGTGGTCCGGGTCACGTCAAGTAAATCCCCCTAACCGCTTGCTAACTGATAATCCGTCACCCTAGTCTGTAGCTAACAAACAACAGCACAGCCCAATTGAACAAGGAGGCGGACCCATGGCCCGCAAGGGTGCACCAGTGGCCAGCAGCAGCTCTGGCCGACTCGGAGCCGACAAGGAGATCGAGAAGGTCGTAAAGAAGGCGCGAAAGGACAAATGGACGGTGACAGTCACCGGAGGAAACCACATCCGGTGGGTCGACCCAAAGGGGAACACGGTCTGCATCAGCGGGCTAACCGGAGCGACCCCTGGCTGGATCAAGGCCAAGAATCAGCTTAAGAAGGCCGGTCTTCATATCTAAAAGCAATTACGGCATCCCGGGTACCATTAAGTCGCAAGCACAATTAAGCGACGGGCGGTACCCGGGATGTTTGTTTTTCTCGCTTCGGACTCAGGGGGCGGAGGATTGTCCGTAGACAACCCTCTTGTCCTCGGCCCGATCGCGGCTTTCATCTTCGCGGTCTTCGTCACTGAAGTCGTCGTCTCTGGCAAGGCCTACCGCCGCGAGGTGGAAGAGAACAAGAGGCTCCGCGCGCTTACGGAGAAAGTGGTCCCCCTCGCCGAGCAGATGGTCACCGCCGCCCGAGACCTGGTGCAGGCCACCCAGGACAGCGTCGCCGCACAGGCCACCGTCACCGACGTCCTCGAAGACGTACTGGACCTGTTCCAGAGCGACCAGACTCCCCGGCCGCGCCGACGGAGGAGTTCCTGAGATGCCACTGCTGCCCCAGACGCGCGAGACCCGCGACGACATCGCCGACATCGAAGACCTGCTCGACCGCTGCCTCGAAGAGGTAGGCGCCATCGTCGAGTCAGCCTGCGAGCACATGTCCCGGCTCCGCACCTACAAGGTCAAGATGACCCGGCTCCGCTCCGGCTTCGAGGCCGCCCGGGAGGGCTCCCATGCCGAAGACACCTGAACCGATCCCCGCGACCGGCGACGCCTACGCAGGCGGATACGCATTCACCGTCAACGGGTCACCCCTGCGCGGCTCTCTCCTTTCCGCAGACCAATTCGCCGGATCCCAGCCATGGGAAACTCCCGGGGGAATGCCGGTAGGCTCGAATGCCGAGGCAGGCAGTTCCCTGTAGGAGCACACCTATGTACGTAACGAGTTGCATCTTCCAAGAGGGCCAGCATGTCTATTCCGGCCCCGATTGCCCTCATAATCAAACAGAGGACGAAGAGGGCCCGGTCAAAGAACCAGGCTGGACCGTCCAGCAAAACCGGTAACCCTTACGAAAGAAGAAGCCAGTGGCTGCTGCATCCAAGAGCGCTCCCACCGCCGAGACGCCCGCTCCCGTCGGCGAGACCCCTGCTGCCGTCCAGGAGATCGTCCCCGGCCGCGCATCTGACTGGGACCACCCGAACCTGGGCTGGACCGTCCAGCACGGCACGAAGTACGAGAACACCGACCCGATTCCCGGCCAGGTCTTCGTCGCCAAGCAGTTGCCGGACCCCAAGGCGCAGGCCGCTGCGGGCATCCACCCGGCCACCTCGAACGCCGGTCTGGTCGTCCTGACCCACGACGAGGCCAAGGCCCACCCGGGCGGCCCGGAGCCGCACGACCTGCTCGCGGGCACCGCTGTCTACGCGGGCACGACCAACGCAGGCGCCAGCACCGCTCCGGGCGCCACGGACGGCCCGGCCACCGCGTCCACGGTGGACAACGTTCCCGCCTGATCCATCCGGGGTTGATCGCCCGGACTGACAGCCTCGTCCCACCCGGGTCGGGGCTGTTTTTGTAAGGAGACACAGTGGCACCACGCAACCCCAAGCGCGGGGGGAGGAACAACCGCGCGAACGCCTACGAGCAGTTGTCCTTCGACTTCGGTGACCTGAACAAGCCCGAGCCCCCGATCTCGATACCCAACCCAGCCGCCCGAGCGGGATCCCGCAGGGTCATGTCCCAGGGGCTGGCCGACGCAATCCAGTTGGCCAAGGACGGCGACGACTTCGACCTTCTCCCGTATCAGCCGACCCCCTCTATCAATCCGCCGCGCCCGAGAACTCTTGCCGCTGGTTACGACAGGGATTCTCAGACGCTACGGGTTCGATTCCGGAACGGTCAGGTCTACGGCTACTACAACGTCCCGCCGAATGTGTGGCGGAATTTCAAGCGAGTGAAGTCTCCGGGCCGTGCTATCAACCGCACGCTGAACAACTTCGCCTATGCGCCGGAGCACGACCTCGACGAGCCGACCGGCGTAAACTGAATCATTGGTCCAAAGGCCAACGCTCGCCGGTGAACCGGCGCAGCTTGCTCTTTGCTCGCGACTCGATAATTCGGACGAAGTCTTCTGAGACTCCAAGTTTCTTAGCCGCGTCGGCATAGGTCATCCTGGGCTCGTCGATAACGAACCACGCGAGTACAGCAGCCTCGGCGGGGGAGAGGGTCAGTCCATCATCGGCAGTCATAGCCGCCAAGTTACCAGTCCTGAGCGTCCGAAGAATAGGCTCCATGTCATGCCTAGAACCCATGACGTGGGGCCTTTCTTCGTTCAGTTCATCGACCTGGCCCCAAAGACACCGTTGCTTCATACCGCGCCTACTGATGAACTGGACCCGCCGTACCGCCGGTCCCACTCCTGGATTATCCGGATATGGCGAAAGGGCCTCGTGTTCGGTCGCTGGCGCCATACCGGGCGCAGTGAAAGAGAAGCCCTGCTGGAAGCCGTCCGGGGAACAGAGGACGCGCTCACCACGGACTCGATCCGCGACAACGCCCACAGATTCGACGAGGTGCCCGATGAACTCGTCGTCTGAGAACACCGAGGAAGAGAAGGCGGCGGCCCGCCGACTCGTAGCCAAGAAGAACGACGACATGGAAACGGAGCACGAGGTCCTGTGCGCTCTTGGGCTGATGTGAAGCGAGCCCTTCGGGGCGGCGAAGGCAAGATCGATCCCATCCGCGCGAAGGCGGCCAAGAGGCTGGACCGGCTCGCCACGGGGGACGTGCTCGACTGGGCGGATGCGGTCGGCAGTGGGCTGGCCAAGGCCCTGGATGACTACCGCAAGCAGTCGACGCCGGAGAGTCTGCTGGAGGCCCACCAGGGGGCGCAGAGTCTCCTCGGAGTCCTGGATGTGCTCTCCAAGCGCGAGGCATGAGGAAGGCCCCCACCCGCGATTGGGTAGGGGCCTTCGGTGTTTTCCCAGGTCAGGCGGCCAATCGCCATTTTTCCAGGTTGATGACGTACGTGAACAATCCCCTGGAAGTTCGTCCAGCAGAGTGCGGAACCTGGCTCGTCGCCTGACCGTTGGTGAACTCGACCAGACGGGGGTCGATGTTCCCCGTCACCTTCATGGGCGGCAGCGGCGGCTTACGCGGCGGAGCGGGCACCAGAAGAGGCTCGACGATGTTCTCCCACGCCCCGTCCTTCCAGGCCCTCCAGCGGGCCCTCAGAGCCTCCTTCGGCGGGAAGTGCTCCGGCATCTCAGACCACGGGCAACCCGTGCGGGCCTTGTAGAGCAGACCCTCCACCAGCCCCCGCAGATCGTGGCTCTTCTTCGAGGCCCGGAAGCTGATCCGAGGACGGATCTCCTCCCACAGCGCATCGGTCAGCTCGACCGGCTGAACACTGCGCTTTCCGAACCACTGCTCGATGTCGGAGTCCGGCCCGAAGCGGCCGTCCAGCGGAACCGGCCCTATGAGCGTCACCTGAATCTCCAGCAGGTCCATCACTTCGGCCTTCTGCCGGTCGGTGATGAACTCCAGGTTGAAGGTGGCGATCTCGACCAGGCGCTGGAAATCCTCGGCGCGAGTAGCGGACTCTTCTGCCTCCGCCAGCATCGACACGGTGTCGTCCAGCATCGCCTGCTTGTTGTTGATCTCCTCGTTCAGCTTCGCCACTGCTGAATTGATGGCCAGCGCATCGACGCCCGCCTTCGCGAGGTTGACCAGCGTGGTGGTGGTCAGCTCACGCAGACCCGCGATTTCCCGCGTGAGTTCTTCAATACGCGCCTCGTACATCTTGCGGTGATCCGGTGCGGTGGTCACCCAGTCCTTGGCGATCTCGCGCAGCTTCTCCTTGTCGCCGAGGAAGTTCTTCAGGCTGTCCCAGACGACTTCTTCGAGCGCCACGGCGTCGATCACGGAGTCGCCGCACTTGTTTCCGGTGCAGCGGTAGGTGCGGCGGTTCTCGGCCTTTACCCAGACTCCGGTGTAGTGGGCGCCGCATTCACCGATCACGCGGGTGCTGAGGGGGTGGTACTTGTACGGGCCGGTGAGGTTCCAGCCGTTTCGCTTGAGGGCGTGGCGGATGGAGATGAGTCGGTCGAGTTCGAAGACCATCGGGGTGTCGATGATCATCATGGGGCCGTGCTTGGGGGTGCCGTCAGGGTTCATCCGGGTGGCGCGCTTACGACGCTTGTTGACGACTTCGTCGGTGTTTCGGTAGACGACGAATCCGTCCAGGGCGGTGTTGAAGAATTTGTGCCGGAGGTTGGATCCGGTCCACTCCACGCCCTTGCGGGTGAGTCGGCCGATGAGGTTGAGCATGTGGGCGGCGCGGTCGACGGTGTAGCCGCCTTCGACGATGAACTGGGCGGCGAGTTCGAGGGTGCGGCACTCTTCGGTGTCGAGGCCCAGCTTGGAGTCGCGCTTGCCCTGGTTCTCGATGTAGTAGCCGAAGGGCGGGGGTCCGCCGGTCCAGCCTCCGGAGGCGGCCTTCATGTTGAGGCCGTTCTGGGTGCGCTCCAGGATGGTGCGCCATTCCATCTCGGAGAAGGATGCGAGCTGCTGGAGCGCGGTGACGCCGTGGGTGGTGGTGGTGTCGATCTCCTGGGTGACGGAGATGATCGAGGTTCCGGCGTCTTCGAGGGCCCAGACCCAGTGCCAGAAGGCGCGGCCGGTGCGGCCGATGCGGTCGAACTTGTGGACGGCGACGACGTCGATTTTCTTGGCGAGGACGTCGCGCTCCAGGCGCATCATCTCGGGCCGGTCCTGCTTGGCGCCGGACTCGCCCGCGTCTTCGTAGACGTCGGAGAGTTCCCAGACGATGTTGGTGCCGTTGCGCCCTTCCGTCGCGTTCTTGAGGTCGATGTTGTCCTGGATGCCCTTGAGCTGGACGTCGAGGCCGTAGCCGACGATCTGGTCCTTGGTGGACACCCGGAGGTATGCGCCGACACGCTTGACGATGCGTGCGAGGGCGGTGCTGGACTGGAAGGTTCCGGGGGTGCCGGGGCGTGTGCCGTTGACCTTCTGCGCGCGTACGCGGGCCCGCTCGGCCGCTATGCTGGCCATGGTTCAGTCTCCTTTACAGACTGATCAAGGCCCTGGTCCCGCGCCTCTACTCGCGGTGCCAGGGCCGTCCTGTTGATCAGTGAGTATATGTGGAACGAGTCAGACGAGTAGGGCAGTTGGTGGCTATCCGGCGACTGCCTGGGCGTCCTCGTCCTGCGGGGTGAACAGGATGGTGAGGAGTCGGTTCCAGCGGCTGTCCTCCATGCGGTTGTTCGTCAGGCTGACGGTCATGTTGCTCTGGGGCTCGGTGAGCCCCGAGGTATGAAGCGCGTTGGTTTCCATGACGCACACCCTACTATCGCTTCTCAAGAAGTGCTACGCAATCATCTTGATTGATGTGCTTGACGTCTGTAGAGTCGGACACGCAGCCAACCCCGCACCAGGAGGAAGCGTGACCATCGCACTGCGCAGCGCCGTCGAGGAGTACCTGGACATCCGTAAGCGCTCCGGCAAGGCCGACAACACGATGAGGGTCGACGAGACTCTGCTGCCCCGGTTCGTCGAGCACCTGGGCAACCTGGAGTTCGACAAGCTGAGCGCCGTGGAGGTCCGGGACTTCTTCTACGGGCCCGGCGGGATCATGGACACCCACTCCACCCGCATCAAGGGACAGCCGGTTCGGGAGGCCGTCGGCCCCGGCACCCACAACAACTACCGCGCCCGGCTGAAGGTGTTCTTCTCCTTCTGCAAGAACAGCGGCTTCACCCCGCTGGACAACTACCTGACCGGTGTCGACCCCCTGCCGGAACCGAAGAGGCGCCGCCAGCAGCCCGCCCCGTCCATCCTGCTCCAGCTCCTGGACCAGGCTGAGTGCGCCATGCACCGGGCCTACCTGGCCACGGCCGTGAACACGGCGTGCCGTGCCTCGGAGATCACGAACATGCGCGTCGGCGACATCGACTTCGCGCGGTCCGAGGTCTTCGTGACCGTGATCAAGACCAGGGAGGAGGACGAGATGCCCCTGACCGCCGACCTGGAGCGCGAGCTGCGCGTATGGCTGGTCGAGTACGCCGAGCTGCTGGGCCGACCCCTACGCGCGGACGACTACCTCTTCCCGGCACGTACCGGCAACACCATCGCCACGCACTACCTGGACAAGGAGACGGGCCAGCGGGTCTACGTCCGCACACCGTTCATGTGGCACCCGGACCGGCCGGTGCAGCGCACGGAGAAGATCGTCAAGCACGCGCTGGCCGCCGTGGGCCTGCCGACCCGGTACGAGGGCACCCACACCATCCGCCGGGCGGTGGCCCGTGCCTACTTCGACGCGCTGTCCACGGAGGTCGGCTACGACGCCGCGCTCCGTACAGTCTCGGCCCTGCTGCACCACTCGAACATGGCAACCACCGAGCGGTACCTGGGCCTGTCCTCGGAGCGCAGGCGCCGTGACGAAACCATGAAGGGCAAGCCGTTCCTGACCGCCATGGTCAGCCAGGAGAACGTCGTACCGCTGCGGCGGGCGCAGTAGGCAAGCAGAAGGCCCCCGACTCCAGACCGGAGCGGGGGCCTTCTGCTGTGCTGGCTAGCCAATGCCAAGGACGTACTTGATGAACAGGGCCACGCCCAGGAAGATCGCCACACCGATCGCAGCCTCCTTGAGTCCCTGCAACCCGCCGAAGCCCTCGAAGGGCTCGGTGTTGGCGTTCTTGTAGTACTGCATCTGCTCGGACCGCAGCTCGCGCTGCTGGAGGGCGTCCAGCTCCTCGGAGCCTGTGGCGCGCTGTATGCCGTTCTGGAGGTTGAAGTCATCCATCGTTCTCTCCGTCCACGAAGGGTTGTGCCTTCTTCCGCAGCGGAGAGGTGCGATCCCACACGTGCCAGCGCCCCCCACAGACCGGATCAAGTCCGTAGGTTACCTCGGCGGGGAAGTTTTCGACCTTTACCCGCTCAGATGCAGGTGCCTCGGAGAGGTCCCGCCCGCACTTCGGGCACTTCTCCGGGTCATTCATCGGGTACATGCCCATCGTGTGCTCCTCTATCTCTTGTCAACAGACTCACTGTACTCGCTCGTCAAGCGGGTTGTCGAGACCGCTTGCGCGGTGTAGTCTCGGACACATAGAGCGATGGAGGAGTCATGGACGAACTTGCTGAGGGACGGACGATCCACGCCCGGGTCGCGTACGTGCACGACAAGGAGATTCACGTCTCCACAGTTCAGAGCCCCCACGACGGGCTGTTCGTCGACCTGCGCGAGTACATCCCGTCCCTGGAGACCTACGGGCGCGGCCTGACCCTTCCACTGGGGCTGCTCGACCAGTTGCTTCAGGGTGTGGAGAGCGCCTGGCACGAGAACGGTGGCGGGTCTGTGGACGACGAGACCGATGACCGCATGACGGGGGAGGCGAAGATCGATGCCTGACATGCTGGTTGATCTTCGGTGCCGAGGCTGCCGCAGGCTGCTGGGTGTGGCCAAGAAGGACGCCCCCATCTTCTGCGACCAGATGTGCTTCGAGGACTACCCGGCCGTGTCGACGGAGGCCCGGGACGCTCTGGTGGAGGCGGTCTACGCAAAGGGCCGCTACACCTACGAGAACCTGGGCAGGATGTTCGGCTTCACGCGGCAGCGCGCCCAGCAGATCATCGCGAACAGGGACATCCGAAGGGACGCCTGAACCCTTCGGAAGCCGTAATTACAAACCGATAGCAGAAAACGCCTAACCTCAATTCCGTAGCAAGAAACGGGATTGGGGTTAGTTGTGTCTGTAACGGAGGACGTCGAGTACGACGAGTTCATCAGCGACGAAACCGACGAAGAGCGTCAGGCAAGGATCGACACCGAGGTGGTCCTGGACCAGACCTCGCAGGCTTTCGTTGACCAGATCGTCGCCAAGATGCTCCTCATCGTCGATGAGGTCTCCGGACACCCCCTGTACGGGTACCAGCGCCCTTTCGCGGCTCGTCTGATCGAGTCGCTGATCATCAACGACGGCGCCACCCTTACCGCGCTCTTCTCCCGGCAGTCCGGCAAGTCCGAGACCGTGGCCAACTGCGTCGCCGCCTGCATGATCATGTTCCCCAGGCTGGCGAAAATCTTCCCCGACCTGATGGGCAAATTCAAGGAAGGCCTTTGGGTCGGCGCATTCGCCCCCGTCGAGGAGCAGGCCGACAACTTGTACGGCCGAATCGTGGCCCGCCTTACCAGTGACCACGCCCTGGAAATCATGGCCGACCCCGAAATCGACGACACCGTGGCAGGCAAGGGACGCTCGATATCCCTCAAGCGGTCCGGCAGCCTCGTGCGAAAGCAGACCTGTCACCCTCGCGCCACCATTGAAGGTCGCACCTATCACCTGATCCTCATCGACGAGTGCCAGGGCGCGGACGAGAAAATGGTCAACAAGTCGATCGGCCCGATGGGTGCCTCGACCAATGCAACGATGGTTTTCACAGGAACGCCCACGTACGAGAAGGGCGTCTTCTACAACCAGATCCAGATCAACCGGCGTACGGCCACAAAGCGTGGCGCCAGGCAGAACCATTTCGATGCGGACTGGAAAGAAGTCTCGAAGTGGAACGAGAACTATGCGAAATTCGTCAAGAAGGAACTCCTGCGCATCGGCGAGGACTCCGACGAATTCAAGTTGTCGTACCGCCTCATGTGGTTGCTCGACAAGGGTATGTTCACCACGACCGAGCGGCTAGACGAACTCGGCGACGTCTCCATGCAGGTCGTCCCGGCCTACCACAAGAGCCCCGTCGTCATCGGCATCGACCCTGCTCGCAAGCAGGACTCCACGATCGTCACGGCCGTGTGGGTCCGCTGGGATGCACCCGACGAGTTCGGCAACTTCGAGCATCGAATTCTCAACTGGATGGATCTCGGGGGAATGGACTGGGAGAACCAGTACTTCCGCATCGTCGAATTCGCACGGAACTACAACGTGATGGCTATCGCGGTCGACGAGGGCGGTGTCGGTGACGTCGTCATATCCCGGCTGCGCGTCCTCATGCCAGATATCGACATCGTGGCGCTGGGATCCCAGCGCCCTGAGCAGTCCAAGCGGTGGAAGCACCTCATGGAATTGATGAACCGGGGACTCATCTCTTGGCCCGCCCACGCTTACACCCGGCGTCTCAAGAGTTACAAGCGTTTCCGTCAGCAGATGGAAGACCTGGAGAAGAAATTCGAGGGGCCGTACGTATTGGCTGAGGCCCCTCGCGCGGCCGACGCCCACGACGACTACGCGGATTCCCTGGCGCTCGCCTGCGTTCTGACCAAGGACTACACGATGCCCGAGGTCGAAGTTTCCAATTCTCCCTTCCAGCGCTAAGGACCTCTTATGGCCGACGAATGGAATGCCCCCGGATGGACGGCTCAGAAGCCCTCCACCGTGGCAGGCCCTGATACTCCGCCCCTTACTCTTCCGCCCAACTTCACGGCCGTCACCGTCACGGCCAAATACGTGGATGACCAGGGCAACGCGCTCAACGGCTCCATGGTCAGGTTCACGCCGTCGGTGCGCCGGGTGACCGACGGAGACACCGTGGTGTGGCTGCACGAGGTGCACGAGCGGGTCGAAAGGGGTCTGCTCACC